AGGATTAAAAATGATACTAACTTGTGAATTATGCCAGAATCAATTTTTAACAGAGTCAGATCCACACGTAGTCATACCTGGACAAGAGATTAAGATTTATTGTTGGTGCCCAGTAATAGGTTTAGAAGCTGAAAATGCAAAACTCCAAGCTGAAATTGAAAAACTAAAAGGATATTTAGCTAACTGGGAAAATGATGATAGCTGAAAAATTTGTTACAATTTAAAATAATTTATAAATAACTCTTTGCAATGTTTAGTTATTCTGGAACAATCATGTAAACATTTCACAGAGAGTTAGAAATGGAAATTAAGGCTACTAGCATCGTCATGGTGCCGATCAACAAAATAATCCCAAACGATAAAAATAATAACATTCATACTGAAGAACAAAAAAGATACGCTAGAAAGATCTTTGACTATCAAGGTTTTAGAGCTCCACTTTTAATATCTAATCGCACTGGTAAACTTGTAGCAGGTCATTTGAGGCTTGAGATTGCGAAGGAAAAGGGTGTTACAGAGCTTCCTTGTATGTTTCAGGACTTTGACAGTGAAGAGCAAGAGTATGCGCATTTAACTGCCGATAATGCTTTAGCTGCTCAGTCCAGTTTAGACTTTGGGCAAATTAATACTGACATACTAGAGCTAGGGCCGTTTGATATTGAGCTACTTGGTATCAAGGATTTTGTAATTGAGCCTATAGAGAAGCTAGAACCTCAATGTGACGAGGATGAATCCCCTGAGCCACCAATTATCCCAGTGACAAGAAGGGGTGATATTTGGTTATTAGATAATCATCGCTTGATGTGCGGTGACTCAACCATGATTGATGATGTAGAGAAGTTAATGAATGGTGAAAAAGCGGATTGCTATATTGACCCACCTTATGGAATATCTTACAAAAGTCCTTCTGGATCTGGTCTAACAAAAAGAGGCGATTATCAAATAATAAAGGGTGATGACAAAGAATTTGATCCATCATTTTTTTTAGGTTTTTTTGAAAAAATTATTTCATGGGGAGCAAATCATTACTGTTCAAGGTTGCCTAATTCTGCTCAATGGCTTGTTTGGGACAAAAGAGAAGGTGACGCAATAAATAATAATTCAGATTGTGAACTTGCTTGGTGCAATTTTGGAGGATCTGCTAGATTGTTTCACCATAAATGGAATGGAATGATTAAAGCATCTGAGAAAAAAGAAAAAAGACTTCATCCTACACAGAAGCCAATTTCTCTCCATGAATGGGTTTTTGATATTTGCGATCTTTCAAAAAATATATTTGATGGTTTTTTAGGTTCTGGATCAACTTTAATTGCTTGCGAAAAAACAAATAGAAAATGCTACGGCATGGAACTAGATGAAAAATATTGTGATGTAATCATTAACCGTTGGCAACAATACACTGGAAAGAAAGCCACGCTTGAATCAACTGGCCAGACCTACAAAGAGTTAAAGCTAGAGCGAGATAATCAATCAATAAAGTCATGAAAAAAACAAAAGAGATTTTATAAATGGCAAAACCTGAAACCAAATTTGATTATAAAATTGTAGACACTGCACTTTATTTTGGTGCAACTATAAAGCAATTACAATTTTTACTAGAAAAAAATGGTTTAAAAGTACATGAGAGAACAATTCAAAGAGCTATTACTAGAGATACCGGTAGAACATTTGAAGAATACCGTTCATTTCATGAAGGTGGATTACAATTAAAGTTAATTCAAAAAGCTGTAGAAATGGCACTTGCTGGAAATGTAGCAATTTTAATTTTCCTTTTAAAAAATAAGTGTGGTTACTCAGATAAAGTAGAAACTAAAATGGTTGAGGTTTCAAAAGAAGATACAAAGATTCTTATAAAAGAAGCCCAAGAACTAGTTGAGAAGATGCAATGAACATTATTTTAAGAGAGCTCCTACCAGACGATAAGAACTTCATCTTAACTACAATGATAAAGTCATCCTACGAGGACACAACAGGGAAGAAAGAACGCTTCTCAATTTATCATGATGGTTTATCTAATTGCCTTATTAATAAATTTCAATCAGGCGAGATCAACATCCTAGTTGCCTGTACCGATGATGATCCTACATTTATTGTTGGGTATGCTATCTATGATTTGAACTACACTCTTCATTATGTGCTAGTTAAGATGGCATTTAGACGTATGGGTATTGCCAACATGATTTTAGATAAGATCTTTAAAACTAAAAAGAACATTACGGTTAGTTTTTATACAAAAGATCTTAGGTTTTTGCTTAATAAATATAATCTCGAATACGATAGGTTTAAATTTTACAAATAGGAGTCATCATGGAAGTTATAGCAGTTTGTTTTGCTCAGGCAGTGCGCTTACCGAATCACAAGAATGAAACATTTGTTGCCGTAGACGCTCATACGTCGATTGACTGGGATTCTAAATTAAGTGCTGTTGTAATCAAGATGAAGGATATTCAAAAAGAAGTATTAGTATTTTCAACTAATATTGCCTACCTAGTTAAAGCTGAATCAAAGAAATAATTAATTGGATCAAAAATTAATAAATTTGTTTCATGGCGATTGCTTAGAACTAATGAAAGATATTCCAGATAAATCAGTTGATATGGTTTTGACTGATCCTCCTTACGGAACTACTGCTTGCAAGTGGGATGTGGTCATTCCATTTGAACCGATGTGGGAGCAACTTAGAAAAATTACTAAAGATAATGGTGCGATTTGTTTATTTGGAAGTGAACCTTTTAGCAGTCATTTGAGGTTAAGTAATTTGAAAATGTTTAAGTATGACTGGATATGGAATAAAAAAACATCTGCTCAATTTATGAACGCTAAATTAAAGCCCATGGGAAGGCATGAGATTGTAAGTATTTTCTCAAATGGAACAGTAGCAAATAAGAGTAATAAAAATATGCGATACTTCCCTCAAGGCTTGATTAAATCAGCCAAAGTGGTGAAGACAAAAAAAGATAAAAAAAATGACTTAGGGCTTGGACACAGGTGGGATAGACCTAGTCATATTGACCATGTTTTTAGGGAATATACTAATTATCCATATCAAGACATTGAATTTAAACTTGATCCCGATAAAATACACCCTACCCAAAAACCAGTCCCGTTACTTGAATACCTAATCAAAACATACACACTAGAGAATGAGATTGTCCTAGACTTCACAATGGGAAGCGGTTCAACAGGTGTTGCTTGTAAAAACCTTAACAGAAAATTTATTGGCATTGAAAAAGATGAGAAGTATTTTGAAATAGCTAAAAAAAGAATATTTGAACAAATAAATTAATAGGAGAGTTGGTCGAGTGGTTTAAGGCAAAAGTTTTGAAAACTTTCGAAGATGAAAGTCTTCCTGGGGTTCGAATCCCTAACTCTCCGCCATAATATTATGAATGATGCTGCCCGACTTAAATTAATTATTGAAGAGTTGAAGCGTAGAGGCATCGGGCAACAGGTTAACTTTTTAGATCAAGCATTTACAAAACAATTTAAAGCATCTCAGGACAAGTCAATTCTTAAGGGCGTCCAATGTACTCGTCGTGCCGGTAAATCAACAGGTGAGGCAAAAGAAACGCTCCAAACTGCACTAGATGAAGCAGAGACAAAACACTTATATGGTGCTCTTACATTAGGGTCTGCAAAAAATATTATTTGGGACATAATGCTCCATGAGTTAGAAGAAAAAAAGATTCAGTTCAGATCAAACGAGCAACAGGGCATCATCCGCCTTAATAACAAGTCAGAGATTAGATTATTTGGGTTAGATTCATCCTATAAAGAGATGCGTAAGATTCTGGGTGGGAAATATAAAACAGTTAAGATCGATGAAGCTGGATCTATATCTCAAGACTTAAAAAAGATTTGTTATCAGATGATCATGCCTGCACTTGCCGATGTGTCTGGTAGGTTAACATTACTAGGTACTGCCGAGAATATTCCCAAAACATTTTTTGAACAGGTCACAAGTGGAAAAGAGCCAGGATGGTCTATCCATAAATGGTCTGCATTTGATAACCCATATATTAAAGATAAATGGCAAGAGCACGTAGACTGGATTAAGAATTTTAATCCTAGCTTTATGCTAACCTCTGAGTACAAAACACATTACCTGAATGAGTGGTGCGCAGACGATAAGTTACTAATCATTAAAATTAATGAGAATACTATTATTGATCATATTCACTTAATTAACGCTACATATATCCTAGGTGTTGATCTTGGTTATAATGATGATTGCTCATTTGTTTTAACTGCTTTCCATTCAAAATCTCCGGAGCTTTATGTCGTAGAAGCGTACAAAGAAAACGAGCTAGATATAACAGACACTGCGAATCGAATAAAAGACTATTTAAGACGTTACCCTATAGCAAAAATTATAGTTGATGGTGCCAATAAACAGGGTGTAATGGAAATGAGAAATCGTCACAACATTCCATTAGAGGCAGCAAAGAAAGAAGATAAAGCATCCTTTCTAAAAATTATGGCCGATGATGTAACCAGGGGAAGAATCAAATACTTTAAAGCAACAACAGATTCTTTAATTTCCGAACAAGAATCACTTCAATGGAAAGATGAAACAAAACAAATAGAAGATCCTAGAATACCTAATCATTGCAATGACGCCATGTTATATAGTTGGCGGGAAGCTAGAAATTATCTTTGGAAAGAACAACCAAAACCAGAAGACATTGATTCAAACGAATACATGGATAAATACGCAAAACAACTTTCAGATTTAAGGAGAAAACAAAATGAGTATCAATATTGAAGAAATGGACAGACTGTTGCACGTATTAAGAGCTCACTCAGTAGAATCATTTAAAAGTGGTGATATTGAGGTCAAAATAAGTCCAGTTAAATACATAGCTGAAGCAAACGTATTGCCTAGCATTGGATCTTCTGAAAAGATTACTGAAGATGATTTATATTATTCTGCTTCTAACCTTAAACTGAGAGCTAACTAATGGAACTACAAAAAAATTGGTGGGACTTAGAAAAAGATCCACATAAAAGAGTATTTGAAACTGCAGGAAACATAAGAAGAAATCAAACTGCCCAGGAGGATTTGGATGAAAGGCATTTTAGACTCTATTCTGGGCTACCTCTTTATTCTGCTTTTACTTTCAATCTTACGTTTGACACTCTGGATGCTAAATTCACAATGAACATAGTTCAAGCTGCTACTAATACGCTTGTATCTAAGATTGCAAAAAATAAAGTCAGGCCATCATTTCTAACCGATGACGGTGACTGGGGCATGCAGCAACAGGCTAAGAAGCTATCTAAATATGTTTACGGACAATTTTATAAATCTAAGGTTTATGAAGAATCTAAAAAAGCATTAAGAGATGCTCTTATATTTGGTGATGGTTTTATAAAACATTGGCATGATGCTCAGGGGAATATCCATTTAAAGAAAGTATTCAAACCATGCCTTGTAGTTAACCAAGCAGAGGTTATGTATGGAATGGAGCCTAAAACTATTTACGAGGTGAGAGTAGTTGATAAGGGGACATTAAAAGAAAAGTATCCTGATTTTGCTGTTGAGATTACAGAGGCAAGCATTACTGATATTCCATTCTTTATTGATTCATTTGAGTCTAATCATCAACTAGCTGTCGTAGTTGAAGCATACCGTTGTGCTCATGTGACTTATGACAAAGAAGGAAACAAAATTCTACATAAGGGTAAACATTTTATTGGAATATCTACGGCTACATTTCTTTATGAAGACTTTGATAAAGAAAAGATTCCTTATACTCGTATTCAATACGTACCAAATGCCGTTGGCTATTTCTCTAAAGGTATTGCTGAGATTATCACAGGTCATCAAATTGAAATTAACCGGATGTTAAGACGTATATCAAGATCTATGAACATTATGTCGTCACCAAACATCCTAGTTGATTATATGTCAGAGATTATTGATACGCA